GCATTTGGATGCCTTGCGCAAGATGAAGGTTGTGCAGGGTGAATGATTTAGCCAGCAATACGATGCTGGATTTTACTCAGCGTTATGTTAAGGCACCTGCTTTGTTTGTTGAGGAAGTGCTGGGTGTAAAGCCATTGCCGTATCAAGCTGAGTTTCTGGATGCTATTGCGTCTGGTGAGCGTAAGATTAGCGTCAGGTCTGGGCATGGTACGGGCAAGTCAACGGCAGCATCTTGGGCGATGTTATGGTATTTTTTGATGCATTACCCGAATAAGGTTGTGGTTACGGCCCCCACGTCTAGCCAGTTATTTGATGCTTTGTTTGCTGAGATGAAGCGTTGGATTAATGAGTTACCACCGCATTTGCAGGCTGTGCTGAATGTAAAGTCGGATCGTGTGGAGCATAATTCTGCGCCGAGCGAGATGTTTATTTCGGCGAGAACCAGTAGAGCCGAGACGCCAGAAGCATTAGCTGGGGTACATTCTGAGAATGTTATGTTGGTTGTGGATGAGGCTAGTGGTGTGCCTGAGAAGGTATTTGAAGCTGCTGCTGGGTCTATGTCGGGTCATAATGCGACTACGATTATGTTGAGCAACCCCACGCGGAGCAGTGGTACGTTTTATGAAAGTCAGACGCGCATGGCTGATAGCTGGTGGACGCGCCGTTGGTCATGTGTGGACTCGCCGCTTGTATCCAATGAGTTTGTCGATGAGATGCGGTTGCGCTATGGCGAGGAGAGCAATGCATTTCGTATTCGTGTGCTGGGCGAGTTTCCGCTTGCAGACGATGATACGATTATTCCGTTTCATCTTGCTGAGTCTGCACAGCACAGGGATGTGCAGGTCAGTGAGGAGACAAGCATTGTGTGGGGCTTGGACGTGGCAAGGTTTGGCACGGATAGTACGGCGTTGTGCAAAAGGCAGGGTCCGATTGTGACGGAGATACGCTCTTGGCGTGGTTTGGATTTAATGCAGACTGTGGGCAGGATTGTTGCGGAATATGAGGGTTTGCCTGATAGTCGCAGGCCAATGGAGATATTGGTGGATAGTATTGGGATAGGTTCTGGCGTAGTAGATCGTCTGCAGGAGTTAGAGTTGCCTGTGCGTGGTGTGAATGTTGCAGAAGCGCCGAGCATGGGCGAGACATATTTGAATTTGCGGAGTGAGCTTTGGTTTAAGACTAAGGGTTGGCTTGAGGATCGTTCTTGTAAGTTGCCTAATAATGACCAGCTTATTTCTGAGTTAACCAGTATAAGGTATAGTTTTACCAGCAGTGGCAAGATGAAGGCTGAGAGTAAGGATGAGATGCGTAAGCGTGGTTTGCAGTCACCTGATTTAGCTGATGCGTTGTGTTTGACGATGGCAAGTGATGCTGCAACTGCCTTGAGTGGTAAGTTTACTACTTGGCGCGGTGATATAAAAAGGAATTTACGTGGGATAGCTTAGTGTGTTATGGTTATTTAAAAAGGAGGGTGTAATATGCCAAGAGGAACTGGAACATATGGGTCAAAAAAAGGAAGGCCACCGAAGAAAAAGCCAGCTATGAAGTCTGGTAGCAAGATGACAATGATGAAGATGAAAATGAAGAAGATGGGCCGCAAGTAGTGCCTAAATTCAAACGGGTTGCCAAAACCAAGCGTGGGGTGCCTAAGAAGTATTTGTCTAATGCTCGTAATCCTGCTGCGAAGGAGCGCGAGATATTGGAAACCAAACGTAGGTATAAGTTGGGTTTGCCTATTGATGTAAAGAAGGTGAGTAAAAGTCGTGCCAGCCAAAACAAAAACAAAGTCAAAAAGCGGAAGCGCGTTAGCTAACAAGGCTAAGAAAAGCGGTATTCCGATTGGCATATTAAGGCAGGTTAAGAAGCGTGGCGATGCTGCATATTTAAGCTCTGGGTCGCGCAATGTGCCGATGGCAGCGTGGAGCATGGGCAGAGTAAATAGTTTTATTAGTGGCAAGGGCGGTGCACGCAAAGCAGATGCTGATTTGTGGAAAAAAGCCAAGGCTGCAAAAAGTAGGAAAGCGTAATGCCATTTAGCAAATATAGTCCAAAGCAAAAAAAGTTAGCTGCAGTAGCAAAGCCTCGTAAGAAAATTACTGGTGCTGATTTTAAAAAACTACGTGCAAAATCCAGAAAAACAAAGGGTAAGAAGTAATGGCAGACCGAGCTAAATTTTTAGACTTTCTTGATATGATTGACGGTGGTGGCGCAGGTCAGCGCGGTGATATGTTTGAGGGTGGCGGTATATTTAGCGCTTTAGCTAATCTTATGCCGATTAATCCTTTTGGTTCTGAGGACCCAACACGGCGTAGAGCGAGAGATGCGTTTTACGGTGGTTTGCTTGGTGATAGCCCAGATACTGTAAGCGCTGCAGAAGCAGCGGCAACGCCTGCTATAACTCAACGGCAGCGCATGTCTGCAGCTATGGCTGATGAGGCAAGACAACGTGGTTTGCTTCAAGATGCGCTTGATCCGCGTGGGGTAAGTCAAATGCGTCCTTTGGCTCCTGTTGGTTCTGGCAGGGGTACGATGGATATGCCTATGCAGGGTTCTGGTAGAGGTACGATGAATATGCCTATGCCGCCTCAAAATCAAGTAGAACCAAGGCCGTCAGTAATGTCTGTAGGCCCAGCACAACCTACATCTGTTGGAGTTCCTATGGGGCCACAGCCACAAATGCAGACGAGCATGGTAGGTAGCACAGGTTTTGAGGAAGGTGATATGCGTGGTAGAATTGACGGAACAATATCAGGCGGCGTTACCCCGTCAGTGCTTGGTAGTCCTAGTTTAAGAGTTCGCTCATCTGCAGATACGCAGCCAATGACCTTTGAGGAATTTGCTCAACAGCAATCTATTTTGCCTAGCGTTGGCTTAGATCAGTTAAGAAGTTTGTATGAAAATTATTTAAACTTTATTCGCAGAAATAATACTATCGGAAATTTAACAAGATAATGCCCCGACAAAAGGCCATACGTAGGACTACAACAGGTAAAAGTCCTAATTATCGTAAGACTAAAGACGGTGCAGGTATGACCCCAGCAGGAATTAGGCGTCACAGGGCAGCCAATCCCAAGTCTAAGCTAAAAGGTGCAGTAACAAAGAAAAAAAATTTAACTGAGAAAGAAAAGGCTAGGCGCAAGTCATATTGCGCTAGGTCAGCAGGTCAGATGAAGAAGTTTCCCAAAGCAGCCAAAAATCCGAATAGTCGTTTGCGGCAAGCTAGAAAACGATGGAGATGCTAGATGGCACTTACAACATTCGCAGAACTTAAAGCAAGCATAGCTGATTGGTTAAACAGGAGTGATTTAACTGCAGTTATTCCTGATTTTATTACGCTTGCCGAGCGTCAGATGGAGCGTGAGGTCAGGCATTATAAGATGATAGAGCGAAGTAACGCAAATTTAGATAGTCAATATAGTCAAGTACCGACTAACTGGTTAGAAACAATAAGATTTACGCTTAACACTGGCGATACTCGCAGGCTAGAAATGGTAAGCATTGATGATTTAAGCGCTAGGCGTGCTGCTGGTTTAGACACTTCTGGCAAGCCAAAATACTATGCGCATGTAGGTGATACATTTGAGTTACATCCTACGCCTGATATATCTTATGCAACTGAGCTTGTGTATTATGAAAAAATTGATCCGTTGTCAGATAGCAACACTTCTAATTGGTTGTTAGAAACTGCCCCTGATGCTTATTTATATGGTGCATTAGTACAGGCCGCACCTTATTTATCTGATGATGAGAGAATACCAATCTGGAGTTCTCTTTATGCAGGGGCGGTTGCTAGCTTAAACAGTTCTAGCAATAGAACGCAGCAATCAAGTGGTAATTTAAGAATGAAGATAGCCGCTTACTAAAATTAAAAAAATGCGCTATAGTGTGGCGTAGATGTATATAACGGAGTAACCTATGAGTTTTAGCAATACATTTGAAACGCATGTTTTAAACTATTCATTTACTACAACAAGCGTAACAAGGCCGACAGCATGGTATGTTGGATTATTTACTGCAGATCCAACTGATAGTGGATCAGGTGCAACTGAAATAAGCGGAAGTGGATACACGCGCAAAACAGCAGCATTTACTGTATCAGGAAATACTGCAACAACCTCTGGGGCAATTGAGTTTGATGCTGCAACAGGTTCTTGGGGTACGATTAGTCATATTGGTATATTTGACGCTTCATCTTCAGGCAATCTTTTGGCTCACAGTAATTTATCTTCATCAAAAACAATAGGCACTGGCGATGTTTTTCGTATTCCTGCTGGTGATATAGATATTACACTGGATTAATGCCTTATAGAGCATCATATGGTTCTGGAACTTTTGGCACAGGTGTTTTTGGTGTAACGGGAGCTATTGACGGTTCAATAGCTATATCTTGTGCTGCAAGCGTTTCTGCAAGTGCAAATAGAATTGTCAATGCAAGCGCAGCATTATCTTGCTCGTGCAGCGTTTCATCTGGCGCTGATATAGTAAGTGATGCTTTAATTCAAATATCTGTAGCATCTGGCATGACCGCTTCTGCAGAAAAATTTTCAGATGCTGCTGGTTATAGATCGGGATATGGATTACGCACTTATGGCACAAGCATATATGGTCAAAACGAAAGCATTGAATCTGGTTTAGCAAGTATATCAGTTGCATCTTCTGTATCAGCTAGTGCAAATGTAACTGCTGTTGGTTCAGCGACTATATCATCCTCTGCTAGCTTAACTGTTGGCGGTGAATTTAGTGTTGTTGCTGATGTAAATATTACAATGACTTCTACATTAGCTGTTAATGCTGTAGTGACAAAAAATGCATTAGCTACAATAAATTTAACTTCTGCTGTTTCTGCGAGTGGCAGATTTAAATGGGAGGACGCGAGTGATCCTACAGATACATGGACAGACGCAACTGATGATGGTATTGTTACGTGGACGGACTCCCCTGTAAGAGAGGCAGCATAAGGAAAGAATTATGGCAGACACAACAACAACAACGTATAGTTTAACCAAACCAGAGGTTGGTGCTTCAGAGGACACATGGGGTACTAAAATCAACAATAATTTAGATTCACTTGATGATCTGCTAGACGGCACAACGCCAGTTACAGGCATAGACATCAACTCAGGCGCAATTGACGGCACGCCTATTGGCGCAAATTCCGCAAGCACTGGCGCGTTTACAACCATAGTTGGCACGACGTTAAATCTAAGCACTGGCCTTGCAGCCAACCTTGATACAAATGGGCAAGACATTGTTACATCATCTAACGCAGATTTAGACCTAGCGCCAAATGGTACTGGTCGCGTTGTTGTAAAGGGTAATACAAACCAAGGCTCAATTGTTCTTAATTGTGAAAACAACAGTCACGGCA